TTCGGTCAATGTCTCGAACTCCTGCATAGCGGATATTCAGCTTAAACAAGAGATTTGCAAGGTCTACCCCGTCTCCCGACACTCTGTCGATATGGAACTCTCTTACCGTGGAATCCGCTTCCCCTACTGCTCCGATGCTCTGCTCCTCTGCGGGAATAAACAGCGTCTTACTTCTTACTTTAATCATATATACCCCTTTCATGGTAAATAAAAAGGAGCGATGAGTCTCCCCACCGCCCCAAAAACAACCCTTACTCTTTATAAGCCATTGCGTCGGAATACCTTACAGCGTCTGTTTCCTGCTGAATCGCATTCCTTACTACCTCGGCAAACTCGGCGGGAATTTCTACTTCTTTTCCTCTTTCAATATTCATAGACCGCCCGTTTACACATACATATAAAGGACGCTTATGCGTATCGTCATAGGGAAGGAATACCTTCTCCGTCTTTGCCGTGCTTGTCTCCACTGCTTCAGTCTTTGCCGCCTCAGTCTCTACTGCTTCAGTCTCTACCGCATTTGTTTCTACCGCTTCAGTCTTTGCCATATATTACCCCCTTAGTTTGCTTCATGCTCGTTATAGAAGGATCCTGTCTCGATACGAACCATATACTGGTTTGTAAGGATTGCTACAGCCTTAAGAGCCTTCCAACCTACCGTTGCCCTCTGATTCAGCGGGTCAGACGCACCGGAAGAGCCTAGTTGCTTTACGATAGTCTCTAATCCCTCGCCCTCTAACGCTGTCACTGCGAAAGCGTCTTTTCCAAGAATCAAGGAAGAGTACACATCAATGGATCCTGCTCCTGCATTAATCCACTTCTTCGCCTCGGAAGTCTCGTAGAACTCTACACCCGACAATTCGAAAAGGTAGCCGTTCTTAAAAGTGGAATTATCCGTATAGCGGAAAAGGTCTTTATAATCGGGGTTCTGCTGAAGGTCGAAAGCGACATCCTGCGAAATGATACCGATGTACTTTCCGTTAATTCTAGGAGCGTTTCTCTTCTTCAAGGTTCTCACCGCCATTGCGATAGCCTTCGGTGTCAAGGTCATTGCTGCGGTCAGCGCTGTACGAGAAGAAACCTGTCCTTCTGCGTACTGAACATTTGTTCCCGCATTTACTACTTCTCTCGTAACCGTATCAAGCGTTCTTCCTGCTTGGTCTCCCAGCTTCTCCTGCGCTTCCAAAACATGATTGTCAATGGCGGTCATTTCCAAAAGGTCTGACAACGCCACATAGTCGCCGTACTGCTTAAGTGCAGTCGTTACGGTGAACATATCAAGTTTCTTGCCGGTCGGTGTCTGTCCTTCGGTTAAGGGATTCAATGCCTTTGCAAGCGGTTCAAACCCTCTAAACTCCATAGTCTTACCGTGGTTCTTCGGAATGTTTACCTTCTTACCGAACTGGTCATGAATGAGAGACGGTCCAACCAAACGGATAAGGTTCTGATCGTAGAACACCTTATTGTTGGAAGGAGTCAAATTATTGCCTGCTGTATTGCTTGTGGTAAGGTTTAACGGTGTAGGATCCGGGAACTGTAAAACCTCTAAAAACAACCCCTTTACTCTGTTTAATAAATTTTCCATAATCTCCTCTTTCTGCGTGTCAGAGGACTACTCTTTCTCCCCCTGATACACGTCTTATAATGTCTTCAATCTCCTTATTACTCATTTTCCCGAGGTCACTTCCTACGGGTGACAGAGCTGTCTTTCCGGTAGCGGATTCTTTTACATCGCCTTGCCCTGTCTTAATCTGCTTCGCTGTGTCCATTGCGGTTTGCTTCTTTACCGCTTGCGCTGTCTTATCCATAATCTCGTGCATATGGATAGCTTCATACGCCTGCAGCATTGTCCACCCTTGCGATAGCAGAGTTGTAAAGCGTTCCCCCGTCTCCTCGTTAAGCATTTCCTCTTGCTCGTCAAAGTCGGGATAGATTGCTTTTACTTCGGGAACTTGCGCGTCCCACATCGCATACATTTCCTGCCGTCTCGCTTCTTCCTGCATGGCTCTTTGCTCTCCAAGGAGCGCGCGATTTTTCGCTTCCATTTCCTGCATTCTGCGATAGGCGTCTACTGTCATGCCTGCTTGGCTTGCGGCTTCAGTGAAAAGGTCTGATTTACCTTGCAAGTAAGTAAAAAGGGCATTGGCGTCTCCGTCCTGCGGTGCGTCCGGGAATGCGCTTCTTACTAGGTTAGATAGATTGTCAAGCGCTTGGCTTCTCTCTCTTAATCCTTCGTAGTCCTTAAAGCGCCTAGTGATTTGGCTCTGAATTGCCTTGTCATACTGCGCCTTTAAGTCTGCATCCTCTTTTAAGAGTGCCTTAAGGTCTTTCTTCGGAATTGGCGCTTCTTCGGGGATGTCTTTCTTCTCTTCCTCTTTCGCTACTTCTTCCGTGCCTTCTGCCTGCGCCTGTGCTTCTCCTTCTCCGTCTCCGTCAAATTGCAAAGGGTGTAAATACAATTTTTTCATTTGTTATCCTTTCTGCTCAATCTCGGTGAGTGTGCCGTTATCTTAGGTCTTTCCCTAGCGTCTATACTCTTGTTTTACCAAACAAGTATTCTTTATTCACACGCAATAAGAATACTTTTTTCAAATTGCTGTTTAACTATCTCTAAGCCCCCCATGCAGAGGGTAAAGTAGGACTTTATCTTTTCTCTTTCTTCCGGTACGAACGCTTGCAAATCTACTAGGAGAGAAAACTCTCCATGACTTGCCATGTAGTCTACTCCGTTTCTTCTTTTCTTTTCCGATAGGTCGAGAACGGAAAGTGCCAAAGCCTGCGTAAGGATGGAAACCTTACTACAGGCGTATGCCGTGCCATCTTCTTCCCTCTGTGCGTGTCCGCTTGCGGATAGCTTTATCTCCTTTGGGCTTTCCTTATATCGAATCTCTATCATACGCCTGCCCTTTCTCTTGCTTCTTCTCGTGCTTTGTCAGCCTGCGAATTTCCTGTGCTTCGCTTTGCTTCTCCAAGCTGATTCACTTCAATATTTCCGTTGTCCTGCACTTTCCCCGGTACTGCTTGCATTTCTTCTTGTGGGAACATCTCCGCTATACGGGTGTCTCCAGTAGTCTCCGCTACAATACCGCCCAAGCCTTGCAGTAATTGCTTCATCTGCATATTCTCTTGCAGTAGTGTTTGATTTTCCGATACGGTCTGAATAATCTCTTCTTTCTGGTCAAAGTCCATCATTTTGAGCATGCCTAGCGTCTGATCCGCAAGTTGTGGATTGAAAACGCCTAACTGGAAAAGCTCTTTAGCAAATTCATTCTGTGCAACTCTGGAATACGGGCTTGCCTTCTCTGCTCCTATGGAAATGTCATAGATAGGTTTATGCCCGCCCATATACTTCCCTATTGACTGGTCATACACCGAATCGGGTAGCAACTCCGCCATAGAATCGCTTGCCATCGGGGAATCTTTCGAGATACCGACCATCGCATAGTAATTCTCATTGTTAAGGATAATGCGGTAGGTTCTAGGCACGCTGTAAAACTGTTGCATACGGCTAATAACCATAGTAATCAAGGACTTAAAAGCGTCATAGGAAACAAGATTCATCGTCCTAGAGGTCTTACTTGACGCTTCTTGCAATGCGGCAATGGCTGAAGCCGCCGTTACTCCCCCGCTTGTTGTACCCTGTGAGAAGTCACGATTGCCCGAATTTTCCTTTAATTCTTCCTTCGTGTTCTCCAAAATCTGCGCATAGATAGCGGGTAAAGGATTTACTTCCAAGGGAAGAATGCCGTCTGCGTTCCCTTCGTAGTGCACAAGAAGCTTGTTGTAGTCGCTGAATTCCTCTTCGTTTACATTTGTTGATTCCTTTACAAGCCTTCGAGGGCGGGCATTGGCAAGAACATTCTGAATCAAGGCTTTATTCATCTTGTCTATGAATTCCTGCGGTTCTCGGATAATATCAATCATGCCAAAGCCTACAGGTGTGTCTTTAATCGGGTACATCACATCAAAGATAAAAGGATACTGCCCGTCCTCGTACCATCCTTCGGACTTTGTCGAGTCATTTTCAGAAGCATAAAGCAATTTTCCATCACAGAACTTCGCATAGTGTAGTACCGTCTTCGGGAATACTTGCCCGCTAATCTCAACTGATACCGTCTTTTTGTAGTACCAGTCATAGACAATCACTTTCTCATCAGCCCGTGCCACTTCCGTGTCGCTGTAATGGGACAAGTCCGCATTGTATGATCCTGCAAGGTCTGATAATTTGTCGGGGTAAAGCACCTTCATAGTCTCTACATCCGACTCCGTAAGGATAAAGATTTCTTTACTGTCTTGTATGTCCTCGATGTTCGGCTCCCATCTCATATTTAAGATGTCGATTCGCTTAATTTCCACATCGCCTATATTGTCTTTTGTGGGATTCCAAAACACGCCCGCAACGGAAACGCCATTCTTTACCTTCTCCATTGCGCATTTGTAATACACTTTTGTATAGTTGTTACGCTCAAGGATTGCAGGAATAACCTTGCTAAGGATTGACGCCGTTTCTTCGTCCGACTCTTCACGAGGAAGGATAGTCGGTTGCGGGTAGTTATCCATCATGTCGGCGACCTTGTTTATCACGGCATTTAAGAGATACCCGCTACCCTTTTCGGGCAAACTCTTTTGCTCGTCAAGGTTCTTGTAGTAGGTATACTGCTGCCGGTAATATGCTTCATTCTCCTTTAAGCGATTCTCTAAGCCTTGCATTTTCTCGTGGTACTTCCTGCACCGCCCCATAGCTTCTATGCAGTCCTCGTCTGTAAGCTTCGGGATAAGGGAAGAAATCGCCTTTTCTACTTCCTTTTTCTCTTCTTCCTCTCTCTCTGCGCTCTCCTGCGCAAGTCCCTCTGCTATAGCTTGCTTCTCTTCTTGTTGCAACTCTTCTTTCTTTTTGGCTCTTGCCATCTTTTCCCTCTCTTTCCTTATGTGCGGTACATCCGTACTCTGCTATTTCCCTTGTATAAATTCAGCGGGTCGAAATCGTGATTGTCGCTATCTAAGAAATTTCTTCTTGCCTTTATCGGGTTTTGCATACACGCATACCGCCATGCGTCGTATATATGGTCTTCTTGGCTTGAATCGATGTCCTCGACATTCTTTTCATCGTATGTGAGGTTCGGTATCGTCCTTATAAAGTCTAGGCAGTCAGAAAACACATAAAACATCGAGTAGCCCTTTTCATCAAAGGCTAGCCTATAGTGGCACTGCATAAGCCCCGCTAGTCTCTCATGGTCGCCCTTGTCAAAGTAAATCCCTTCCGCTTCCATAGCGTCGGCTACACTTACGCCAGTCGATTTATTCCATATAGCAGGATCAGCGACACTTCCTGCGCTTATCTTTCTTCCCTTGAGCCTCTCGTCTGTCGCTTCGACCTCTCTTATCCTTCGTGCCTGCTCGTGTGGCTCTTCTTTCACGCCTGTATTCGGCGTGCTCGTGCACCCGTAGAGTTCCCGTATAAGGTACATTCTCCCGTCTCCATCTACCGCAAACCACAGCACCGCATAGGGCTTGCTATATCCAAAGTCATAAGCCCGAAACACCTTCCACCAGTCAGGGATAGGGAAAGGCTTAATCACATGGCTAAATTGGTGCGTATCGTATCCGTCTTGAGAATTACGAAATTCTGTAAAGACTTGCCCGTTGAAGCTATCCCAATCGCCATATAAAAGGGCATTCCGCTCCGCTTCCGGCAGCGCCGCTAGGTGCGTCACGTATTCGGGGTTATTATCTAGCAATTTCTTGTTATCAAAGACAGAAGCGGGGATATATACACGGGATTGTGCTTTGTACTCTATGCCCCTTTCCGTCTTTACCTTGTAAACCTCAACTTTGGTCTCTCCTGCTTTGCAGGAAGTAACAAAGCGATCCTTTACCCAACCATGACCGATACCGCCCGGATTCGCTGTTGCCCGTGTGTATACGATTGTCCCCGCTCCGTTTGCACGGTTACGGCTCTTCAGATACTCGTACTGTGTCGCTGTGAAATGCGTAAGCTCGTCAAAGCCGATAAAGTCGTATGCAATACCTTGATACTTATACTTGTCCTCTTCCGAGTTGAGACTTCCGAAATCAATCTTTGCGCCCGACGGGAAAGTCCAGCGGTGCTCTGTCTTGTTGTACCTTGCGTCGGGGAACGCTTTCGGGTAGTAGAGATAGGCTTTATCTATAATTTCCTTTAACTGCGGGAAGGTACGGCGCAAGATAAGGGCTTTATAGTGGGGGATGTGAACTTGCCTTAATGCTTCAATTACTAAATAATCGGTTTTCCCACCACCTGCGGCACCGCCGTACAATGCTTCATACTCCGGTCGTGCCATCATGAGCGCTTGCTTAGGTTGTGGCGTCCATATCGCTTCCATAAAATCCCCCTTTCTTCACTCTTTCATAGCAAAAAGAGGGGATTTGTACCCACGCAATAAAAAAAGAGGGTGTCAAACCCTCTTTTACGATAGAATCGCTTAACTTAATCCCATCTAACTTTTTTCTTTTGATTTACGGCATCTACCAAATACATATTTACTAAGGTCTTCCAATCCGTCCCCATGCCTTTTGCCATTTCTTTGAAGTATTTAATGGCTTCCATATCTACAATGACGGAATCTTGCCCCCTTAATCGCTCAATATACGGATTTTTAACGGCATGTTTAAAATCAAAATTTTTGTTCAGAATTTCATCGTCTGCTTCTTCTTGCGTCTTTTTCTGCTCAATCATATAAACCCCCTTCGTACTTTACTTGTTCGCCTACATTTGCCTTTCGTGCGGATATAATTCTAATTGTTTCCGCTTTTCTATAGCAATGAACGACGAATAAAAGCTTTTCTTTTATGCTTTTTCCTATCAATATAAAGCGTTCCTCATCTATAGAATGTTCCTCGTCATATTCTACTTTTGAATTTTCATCATAAAAAGCCGTTCTTGCTTCTTCAAAACTAACACCGTGCTTCTTGATGTTGATTTCATTTTTCTTCTCGTCCCACTCAAACCGCAAATCTTCCATAATCGCCCCCCTATACCTTAAATATCTCTTGCCCCGTGTAGGAGTTCAAGGCTTTCTTTATGAAAGTATTCATCGGCACGCTTTCCGCTTGCTCCTTCAATGCGTTGTATTCTGATAGCTGTATAGAAAAGGGAATCCTTTTTATTTTTTCCTTTTGATATGCGATGTCTCTAATGGTCTTCTTCTTTTTATCTTCCATTTGTTTGTTCTCCTTTGTAAAGAGTATAACAAATATAATCGTCTATGTACATAGGCATATTGCACAAATAACTATGTGCATATTTGTTGAATATTTCGAGTCTTGAGGTATTGACGCTATGTGTATAGTGTTGTAAACTATGGACATAGCAAAGAAAACAACCGCAAGCCACATAAGAAAGAGAGGAAAATAAAATGACTGCATACTTCACAAATTGCACCACCGCCGAGGAATTAAAAAAGGAATATCACAAGCTAGCAATAAAGTTTCACCCCGATAACAACATAGGAAATCAAGAATGGGCGACCGAAGAAATGAAAAAGGTATCTGAAGCCTTTACAAGAGCATTCGACAGACTTAAAGCCTTTCACGTAAACGCAAAGGGTGAGAAGTACGAAAAAGCTACATCTGAAACCGCCGACGAATTCATGACCATAATAGAACAGCTTCTTAACTATCCCGATATGCTGATAGAAGTTTGTGGCTCTTGGATATGGGTAAGCGGAAACACCAAAGAGCACAAAGACATTTTGAAAAGCCTTAAATTCAAATATTCACCCAACAAGGGAGTTTGGTATAAAGCCCCGGAAGGATATCACAAGCAGAATAGAAAGCCTTACGACATGGCGCAAATCCGCTTGACTTACGGAAGCGAAACATACAGAAGAAAAGGCACAGAATTAGAAGACGATAGAAAAAGGGCTTAGGCTCTTTTTTTATTTCCTTCCACATAAAAAAGTTCTGAAATTAAAGAAAGAAGGCGGGTTTATCCTGCCTTCTTCTCTGCTTCTGCATCTCTTTTTTTTGCTTCTTCTATCGCTTTTCTTTCCAACTCCTCAAGTCCGCCATTTCTAACGACCAATTCCACCACTCCGGGCGATGCCTTTTCGGATCCTACTTCTTCCGTTCGGTTCATTCGCCATTCTTCATAGCACCGATTCGCAAGATAGTAAATCATTGCTTTCACATCAGGCTTGATATACAGATAGTCGTCATATAATATCGTTTCTTCTCCTTCTTCTCCTGTCATAAGCCCTATTTCCCCGTCCTTTTTACGGACTAAGGGGATTCCGCTTTGTTTGTCTTTAAGGATAGTCGGTACTTTCACCACGTGCCCGAGTGCCGCCTTAAAAAGGGCGTTCACCACCTGCGCATTCGACACGAATTTGCCGTTTTTTACTGCATCCCGTATCTCTTTGCATTTTGCTTTCCAGTAGGCGAAATTCCTTGCAGTAATCCCTATTTTCCCCGCTATCTCCTCATCAGTCATCCCTTGCCTTTTTAGGTCTTCAAGGTATATAAGCATCTCCGGAGTTTTATAGTCATCTATAAGCGATCTTCGGCTTTTCTTTTCTTTTGAATCGGTTTTTGCTTTCTTCACGATGCGCCCCCTTTCTCTAGGAGCATTTTAACCTTCTTCCGTTACCTTGTCCCCAGCAATAAAGAAGGTGAAGCTTCCCTTTTCATCCGTACACGCCGTGACGTCCCTTCCTTCCCTAATGGCTTCTTGCCATTCTTTTCCCTCTACAGATGTTTTCCCTCCGAGTTTTTCTAAAAAAATCCCGCATAGGGCTTGGCTATGGCGGAGTTCTACCGCCATCTTGTCAAGTTCCCTGTCCTTATCCGCTTTCAGCCTTCCCCAGTGCTCCGCTCGCCTTTCCCAAAAGCGGATCTCTTTTGTCTTCTTGTCGCTTGCTTCCTTGACTTTCTTATACAATAAATTTTGCCTTTTTAACTCTTCCTGCTCTTTCTTTGTCATCCTCTTTCTCCATCTCTTCCAGTATGTGGCGATATAGCGGGCATTTCTGATAGGAAAAGCACTTGCAGTATTTATCCATGTATTTTACGAGTTCTGCTTTTTTGGAAAAGCATATCCGCATAGTGCAGGAATTTTCTATATCCGGCAATTTCTCGCACGCTATCGCCGTCGCCCCTTTCCCCCTTGGATATGTATGGGATATATAAAAAGGGCATTTCACTTGTGTTTTTTCATTTCCCCAGTCCATCCGCTCCACCTCTATCACGCTCCTTTAAGTACCTCTTATATTTTAAGGTTCTACGGATTCTAAGGCAAGCTGGAACAAGAACACTTGTTTTTAAAAAAAGCAGTATGTTACTGTCGCAAAGTTATACTTCCCATGTTCCATTTCCTTTTTCAATAAAGGCGGATATGATTTTATCCGCCGTCTTGTCACTTATCCCCTTTATGGATGTCAGAAATTCCCGCATGGTCTGCTCATCAAAATCAAGTATCACGGTTTCCGTCCCGTCCTCTTGCCCGTCCTCAAATCCGCTTTTATACACTGATACCGCCCACGCATTCATCTGATTAAAGGTAAAACGCTTCATTGCCTGGTACTGCCCGAAATTTAACGGCTTCATGGCGTCTCTCTTTCTTTTTCTAGTACTTCTGTAAGCTCTAAGCAAGTCTTGATTTTGTCAAAGCCCTTTAAGATATAATCCTCCCACTCAAAGACTTCTTTCTTTTTGGCAATTGACTCCGAAGCTATAGCTTTGTCAATATGAGCGTTTATCTCTTGATAATTTTCCTTGATTTTTTCCTGCATTACTGACAGCGCACTATTCAGATAATCCATATTCATGACTATACATCTCCTTCCTGGCTTGTTTATCTGCAATTTCCATTATTTTTTTCTCTATCAGCTCGAAAAACTCATCCATTTTTTCCGCTACCTCATAGATAGAATCCGCCATTTCCGGCAGTGCTTCCTTTAATTCTGGAATTGTGCTTTCTCTAAAAAAATCCACCTGTAGACAGGCATTTATTAGTTGCAATGCTTCTTTTTCCAGTTTCATATTTATGTCCTCCTTATCGTTTGTATATCCGCTCTTCTCCATCTTCGGATACTGATTTCGTCTCAATCATCTAATACCTCTTCTTTGATTCTGATAGGCTAGCTAAGTTTCTATCTTTCAAATCCTCGTAAAACTCTTTTGTAGGATTGTGAACCACATAGCAGGGTCTATCTCCAAAGAACACTAAATAAAAATCGGTTCTTTTTTCATGTACCACAGTTGTATACTCTGTAGTCATCGCACAACCGCCGACAGTAGCCTTTCCATCCTCTGTAATGTCAAATCCTGTACAAGTGCTCCCCCATGTTTGAGGGAATGTTTCAACCTCAATATCAAGTATCTCATAGTTTTTTAAGTTTCTCGCTTTCAAGAGAAACTCTTCCTCTTGTAGGAAAATCGAACTGGCTTTATACATTAATAATTCTAAGTTTGGTAGTCTTGTCATTTATCCCTCCAATAATTCATTAATCTTTTCCGTGTTATCAGGAATCTTCACTATCGGGGTTTCTATGTGTACTATGATTGCTTCCAACCAGTCTAGTTCATCAAGATACCCGTTTAGCTTTTCTATGCTTTCCTCTCTCGCCCGTCCTTCGGTCAGCCCTTCAAGTTCTAGTGCCTCTACGGTTTTAATGGCGTTTTTATCCTCTCGAAAAATCACATTTTCCCCGTATATGCACATTTTCTTTACTTCCGCTTTCCCGAAATTTGCAATCCACTCGCCTGTGCAGTCAGCAACTATGTCTTGTCCTACCATTGGAATTACGGGTAAATCGGGATGTTCGTCTATCAGCTGAATAAGGGCTTTTATATTCTCATTCATAGATTCGGTACTTCCTTTCCCTCCCATCAGCCGATTGCACAGTAATTCTTGTGGGGAACCCATCCTTGCAAACTTTCACACTCAAATGGTTACATTGAATAACTTCTATTTTTGTTACATGGTTTTTCTCGCACTCTTGTGCTTCTTCCTTGTTTGTGTATTTCGTTCCGCAAATCTCACATTGATATAGTTTTAGTTCTTTCATGTTCACCTCTCTAGTTCTTGCCTGTATTGCGTGAATCCCAGATTCCGATTAATTTATATCTCGCTTTAATTGTGCCATCCGCATTTTCAACATACACATACTTAGGCATTTCTACGTTATACCCATACTCAAACTTAGTAACTTTTACATTCTTCTCGTGTGATGCTTCACATACTTCTGCCTCTTCCTTTGTGGAATATTCAGTTCCGCAAATCTCGCACACATACTGTGTTCTTTTTTTCATTCTTCCACCTCTAATCTTTCCATATCTTAATCCCGTAAGCCTTGCATATCTCGTGCTCAATCCGGCAAGCCTTGTCCTGCTCCCATCCCTGTGCAAAATGCGCTCCTTCGCACATCAGGAGACGGGTTATAGACAAGCCCAAGTCCAACCTTTTGAGGTCCTCGTCTAAAGAGCAGGTCGGATAGCGGAAATCGCTCCCCCTTTCGTACTGCCCTTGCAGCACCATAATAATTTCATGTGCTCTTTCGGTAAAAGTATTCCGATTCCCCTGTCTAGGTATGCTTATGTATATGTTCATCTTTCTTCTCCTGCTCCATCAAGTCCAACACCTTTTTTATGGCATATTCTCTGATTTTCCCCTCAACATACTTTGATAGCACGTCCATCTTCTCGGATAAATCTTGTATGTCGTCCTCTTTTTCGGGGATTGCGTTCTTTAACGCCTTTAAAATGTTGTCGTGCATTACAACCAAAAACAATTCTCCGATGATCAATGAATATTCATCCTGTGTCATTTATTCCACCTCAATCCATGTAATTCCTTTAAACTCCTTGCAGTTTCTTATTGGCTTACCCCTCTTTTCCAAGAAAGTATTTCTGCACATTGGAAAGTCGGATTTCTTCATTCACAAGTTTTGCAATCTTGCCAATCTCTTTAATTCGCTCATCAAGAGAGTTAAATTCTTTCGTGTAGCCCTTATAGAAATTCCGTCTGATTGCTAACTC